CCTAAGCCATTAGTCTGTAATGTAAAACTTGGAGTTTGAAAGCTTACCTGTACGTGGCTCATTGCAGCAAGGTGGTATATCTCGTCAGGTTGAATCTCTCTTAATAGTTTCTCAAGTACACTTACATCTAACATATCTCCGTAATATGTCTTTACTTTATTTCCTAAATAAGATATTCTACTCTCCTGCGATTCCGAAACGGAATGTCTTCTAATTAATCCATGAACTTCATAGTCTAAAGAAAATAAATATTCTGATAGATTTGCTCCATCCATGCCCCCAATGCCTGTGATAAAAGCAACTTTCTTCTTCATTTTTGAAATACTTTAAATTTACTTATATCAGGCCAATCAGAAATTTTCCAAACTCTTGGTTCTCTCTTAATTGCATCATCTAACTTATCTAAACCTAGTGCAGCTTTCTCTGGTTCCATGTAGTAATGATAACCTATCATCTCCACATCTTGCTCTCTCCAAGGCACATTTGGTATACGCCCGTCGTATGCCATTTTTTTTAATGTGATAGCTTCTCCTTTAGTTGTGCATAGTATTATGCCGCCTCTTCCTAAGTTTAAATGTTTTTTAAACTGGAAGCTTATGCACATAAACTTATTAAAAATATAACCATTCTTACTCCAATATACAGCAGCATCATAAATTTCTTCCGTTACTTTATAAAAATCTTGCCAATCTTCATTAGTCCAAAATAATTCAATATTTAACTTATCAGCTAACATTGGAACAGATAGGTAAGTATGCTTAGGACAAGTTATCTTTTTAGCCTTAGTATATCTCAAACATAATTCTATCCCATGAGTACATGAATCCACAGCTACTGCATACGGAGCTCCAAAGAACTCCGCTATCTTGCTCTCAAACTCTGTAACTGTGTTAAAGTCTACCATGTTATCTTATGAATATGGTATTTATCTCTCCTTTATAAATCTTCTTATAGCTAGCTTCAAAAAAATACTTATCTATTAGATCATTGTCTATGTGTAACTTTTCTTCTTTTAACATTTCATGCATTTCTATTATAACTAGCTTTGGCTTATACTTGTTAATGTTAAATCCTTTTAAGATGTCAAGTTCAGACCCTTCAGCATCAATAGAGATCACATCTATCTCTCTGCTTATCTTGCTTTTAGTTAAGATGTTGTCTAAGGTGTCTATGCTAACTTCACTAAATGAATCCTTTTTTAATCTACCAGATAGTGACTCAATTGACTCATAGATGTCTATCATCTCTTCCTTGCATGTACCTAGTGAACCACTCCCACCATTCCAAAACTTTGTTAAACCAGTAAAGCTTCCAACGCAGCTTTCAACAAATAAGATGTCTTTAAAACCTGCATAATTTTTCTTACACTCATCTAATTTATTTTTTTGAGGCTCTATCAATAATCCAGACCAACCTATCTTTGCTAACCCATAAGTATTACTCCATGATATACCATTAAATGCTCCAATTTCAACAAAAACTCCATTTGTTTTATAACCAAAAACATCAAGGTATGTTTCCTCTAAGTTTAAAGTTTGAGACTCTGCTAGATGATATTTATTCATATTACCATGTGATTAGATAGTTTTCATCTCTCTCTCCTTTGATGTCTTTCTCCACCTTAAATGTTGGAAATTTTGCTATCAGAAGTGCTATGCTGCTTAATGGCTGATTGCCAGTGATGTACCCGTGCTTACAGTTTAACAAGACTTCTTTCACATACTTATCTTGATCTTCAAATGATACCTCAGTAAGAGCATAGTTGCTAATCGCTAGGTCATACTCTACTGAAGCTTTGCTAAGCTCACTATTTGAGATCAAGTAAACGCTCTCAAAGCTATCAAGCTTTCTAAGGTATTTTTCTTGTAGTAACAGCACTTCAGCTAAATCTATGATAGTATAACTTTCAATGTCAAACATGTCTTGAATTAACTTACATTGACCTCCATAACCGCCGCCTATCTCAACAATCTTAAACTTATCTAATGACTTAAACTTATCTATTAGATTTGATATTACGCTCACATACTGTAGCGTTGTAGGTGAACACTTGATCACTCCAAAGTCTTCCTTCACAGGGCTTCCATATAGATCGTTTTGCAAGATCTCTTTACTATATGTTGATAACAACCAAGCGTTATTCTTCTGAATTAACTTTAAGTGTTCTTTACCTAAATCTTTTGATAAATGCTCTAATACTTCATGATAATGTGGATGTATCTTAAAGCTATCAAATATTATTTCGCTCTCATTTGCTTCTTTACAGATCTTTAAGTAATTCTTTAAGATGATTTCTCGCTTTGTCATTATTTGCTTTTTTATTTGTTCTATTTGTTTTATTGGTTTTTCTTTATTCTTATTTTCTAACAATACTTTGTTGCTTGCTATAACCAAACACGCACTAAGCGGGTCTGAGATAAATACCAATAAAAGTATAAAAAAATTGACAACGCTATCAATGCTTTTGCCAGTTAATGTTGCTATATACTTTAAAGGTCCTATGTCTCCATTAATAACATTACTTTTTAATTCCAACATCTTTAAGTCAATCTTTGAGACACTATCTAGTTGATGACTCATAACATTATTTAAGCTATCAACTATCTTATTTGTATTATTTATCTCATAATTAGCATTGTTAATCATATCCTCAGTTCTCCTCACACTTTTTATCATTCCTTTTTTATACAAAGTATCAATTCTACTTTCTTGATTGGCTCTCAATGAAACCAGCATAGTCATTCTTTCATTTTTACTTTTTATGACCGACTTAATGTTATTTACATTGTTTTGAATTATCTCTATCTTTTTTTCATATAAATTGTTTACACCTTCAATCTTACTTAATTCATTAACAGTTACGCTATAGGCTGCACTAAGGAAGCCATAAATTCCAGCGCTTGTGATTATCATTAACGTTGCTACCACTATTAGTAGATAAACTTTAAATATTTTTGAAACTGAATCCCAGTATCTATAGAGAAAACTTGTGACTGTGAGCTTTGCAAACTCCAATCCACTAATTAGGATCACTATTGAGATAAAAGCACCTGAGAATAACTGTGCAAATCCAGTAACTGAAAAATAAGCCGCGCTACAGACTAAAATTGTCGCTGAAACTATTAATAAATAAATGAATTTCATAATATCCCTAGTTGTTTCATCTCATTTATCTGCTTTTCTTCTATGCCATGAAGATCATACTTATAAAGATCATGCTTTGTCACTCCTTCATTGTGAACTACAGCTGCTTCTTCAGGTCCTAATATCTTCCAACCATCATTAAATGAATCTTGAGTCTCAAATTCCCAAGGTGTAATGTTGTGAGTTAGATACTGTAGTAAAAATTCTTTCCGCCATATAGAAGGCTGAGTACATAGTCTATATAAAGCTGTCTGCGTGTTTTCTACTATCGTATACCTGCTTATCTCTTGATATGGTAAATGATCCTGTAGCATTGCCGCATGTGATAGATTAATTCTTCCAATCTTATCTACATGCCTAAATGTTGTATATGACTGTAAGATGTTAAGTTTATAGAAGTTTACTTTTTTTATAAATGAGTCCTCAAAAATCCAAATAAACCAATCGGGTTGTTCCTCAAAATATTTTCTTAAGTCAGTACCAAAACACTTGGCATTATCTCCTTGTTTACCAAGACTTACAAAGTTAAAGTTTTTAGGTAACTCGAAGCTTGGCTTATCATAACCCACAACTTCTACTTCTCTATCTTTATCCCAGTTAGCGTTAAATAGATAACAAAAGATCTTTAAAAGATGATGATATTTATCTGATGTTGTAACGATAATTTTTATCATAAAAAACTTTTATCAATTTCTTGAGAAATATATGGACCTACTTTATATTCAAGGATTAGTGAATTGTCTGCCAATATCAAATAATTGTGTCCTCCAAAAAATGTAAATGAAGCATCACCCGCTTCTAATATTGGCTCTGCTATTATTGTATCGTCTAAATCATAAAAGATGCATTTCACTTTTCCTCGTAAAACTATCCAACTTTCTTGACTTACACCATACCCTTTTCTCTCTACTCTATTATGCTTGTGTGGCTTAAATGTAGTACCTGCTTTCAAGTTTAAGCTTGCACACTGAATGAAGTTATCATTTTCAACAAGGTTGATTCTACCTTCCTTAGTGTTCCACTCACTATTCCTTAACACCTGATGAAGCAGCAGATCCTTTTTTACTTTAGAGTATATCTTTTCCATTATAAATATTGTTTAAAGATTTTAAATTCAGTTAAATCTCTATAGCCATCATTCTCGATGAGATCATCATTTTTTCTTGGCATGTTCTGCATTAGCGCTAAGCCATGAGAAGCTTGTTGTGGAGTCATATACATGTTCCACCCTAGCATGTCGATGTTATCTTCATGATACATCTTTTCACTTCTGCCTTCATACCTTGCTTTCTTAAACCACTTAACTGCGTCTTCATCATTACATAGAATCATGCCACCTTTTCCAATCTTCAAATGTTTTTTAATGTGAAATGATAAACACATAAATGAATCTTCAATGTACATCTCAGACGTAAATCTCTTAGCTGCATCATAACAAATCACATTCTTCTCACCCAATATAGGATATATCCCGCTCCACTCTATGTCTTGAAACACTGGGCTTCCTCCAGCATGAATGATAGACATAGGTACTGAAAGATAAGTTTTCTTAGGAATGATTATCTTCTCGTCAAACAAGCTTGTATCAGAATACTTTTTATGTGCATAATATTTTATGCATAAAAAAATAGCGTTTGTACAGCTATCTACTGAAACAGCATACTTACTTCCGCAGTAACTTGCTATCTCATCCTCAAACATCTGCACTATCTTATATGGGTTATTTTTCATTTTTTTAAGATATAAATCTGTTGAATACCAAAGTTACCTCCAGAAAATTCTTTTTCTAACTCATAAAATTTTTCATTAATTGGATTTGAATAGCCTTTATAATCTTCAGCTTTTGTTACTAACTCTCTTAAGAATCTGCTACCTAGATAATATACTGAAGAGAAGTCTATACATTCAAACTCTGACTTATCAAATAATGTTGTTAAAAATTCCTCTAACACATCTTTCTTTATGTATCTATTAAAGTCATGTTCTACTAGTGGCTTTAAGTTTGCTATTAACCTTAAAGCGTTTAATCTTTGAAGCGGTTCATAAAATGCTTCACTTAAGACAATAGTTCCACCAGGCTTTGTTACTCGCATACATTCTAAGATTCCTTTTTGCTGCTCTTCCCACGTTGGTAAATTAATTAGCACTCTAGTTGTATATGTTACATCAAAAGTATTTGCTTCAAATGGAAGTGCTTTGATGTCAGCTACCTGCACTCTAAATGAAGACTTCATGTCATCAGGCCACTCATAGCTAGCAATAGCTATTCTTGCTTGATTGATCATTTCTTCTGAAAAGTCAATGCCTATCATCTCTATATCTTTTCTAAGACATTGTTGCGTTGCTGAGTAACCATTAGCACACCCAGCATCAAGCACTTTGTCTCCATCTTTAATATACTTTGAGATGTTAGTGATCTCTAAGTCAAGTGCAAATTGATCACTCCATGAAGCATCTGAAGATGTTCCGAATTTCTTTGCTTGATTGTTCCAAAATTCTTTTATAAAGTCCATAGTTTTGTTTATTTGATACACTCAACATTGAGGCTGATTAGTGTTCCATTATCCTTTTCCATTATAGGTAAATAAGCTTGTGAGCAGTCATCCTCTTGTGAATGTTCTGTTTTTCTCCAATCATATCTATCAATGTTTCTAAATCTACTTATCAGTAGCACAGATTGTAGACTATAAAAGTCATAAACTGTCTTATGATAAATCATTTTATCTCCTAGCTTCATTATCCCATAAAGAGGACCTAAAAAGCTTGAAAGTTGAAACTTTCCTTCTACATATAACTTACTCATTGCTTCAAAGTCAGGTACTGCTAACCTTAAGATGCCTCCAACCTTTAAGACTCTTCTCCATTCAAATAGTAGATCTAACACTTCACTTCTGTCAAAGTATTCAATAACGTGTGACGCGTAGATGATGTCAACTGAGTTATCTTCAAAATGTAACTTAGTTATGTCTTTATACTCTATATGATTATGAGCATCTTTAGCTCCATCAATATGAATCCAATGCTTGCCAAAATTCCTTACTCCGCATCCAATGTGTAGCTTCATAATTTATATGTATTATCAATGGCATCTAAACCTCTATTTTTTCCTCTTGTACTTTTGCCTGCAAAAAGATCAAAAACTGCACCTATGTCAAGACTTATCCCGCCTTGCTCTTTTAGCCAGATGTTATAGATCTTAGAGAAGACTCCTCCTCCAACTAAGCATAAGTTACCTTTAACTGGTACTTCTTTTACCCACTCTCTTATCTTCTCAAAGTGATGTGGAAAATGTTTAGGTCCTACATAGCCTGACGTAAACTTAGGTTCTCCTGGTATTATATAACTATAGATGTTCTTAATATTATACTTAGCTCTTAGTTCATTGTCAAGATTTCTACATGAGATATAGACTAATGTTTCCTGATTTCTTAATAGCTCTTCAAAGTAATCGGGATAGATGATGTGTGAGTCATTTAACTTGCTTGAAGCTAAAAACTCATAGAAGATGTCAACTGATGTTCTCTTATAAAATTCAACAGGACCTACATTTGCTTGAAATACGCTTATTGCTTTACTAAAATAATCTGTTCTCCTTAGATGTTTTTCTGTAGGAAAACCTATCGCGTCTGCTTTTAATAGTGATTCTTTTAAATATGCATGTAAGAACTTTAGTTCTTCCTCATCAGGTACGTATCCCCATAGCTTCCAGACTGCTCTTAGATACTCATCTATATATTCATGTCTATTCATTAACATGATCTCCCCATCACTATATCTTACACAGGCAAATGGTACCTTTTCAGCTAAGTGCTTCTTCACTAGCAAGAAAAAATCATCAGTTGTCATTAATGGCTTCATTTTATGTGCTGTGTTATCTCAAAAAGCTTTGGTGTTCGTATCTCATCCCAATCTAAAAATTTAACAAGTAAGTTCTTTTCCCAAGCTACAAGTGAAAACATTGTTTGATCAAAGCATGAGAACTCAATGCAACGTTGCCACCATTCGTCATAAATAGCATTTACTTGTTCATTATTCAATCTAGCAAATACTCCGCTCATCACTAGCGGATAATCGCTTGGCAATCCTTGCTCCTTGTAAAAAAGTACTTCCTTTATTAACTGTTGATCGCCATATCTTGAAAGCAAGTACTTGTTTCCTTTACCCATCTGTTCTATGATGTACTCTATCTCAGAGTATACATTAGTTCTTTCTTTATGCTTATAGAAGATAGCTTCTTTACTATCTTCTAGCAACTCTATAAATGAGTTAACAAAGTTATTTCCAGCAATACGAATACGAGCATCTAACCAAATGTAAGCATCATAACCTGGTAAGAATCGATGCATCTGAATCTTTAAGTATTTTGACTTTAGCCTATCACTTAACCCTGGAAGTGGATATGGTAAGTTATTATTGAAGTAACAAAAATAGTCACACTCAACAGTCTGCTTTGGCATCCCAAGTATTGGATCAATTCCACCTAAATTAGCAGTTACAACACAAATTTTCATGCCTTATTATGTTTAGTAAATATAAACTCCTTGTTTCTGCCATACTTCCAGTATTGAATTACATTAACAGGATAGTCTTTAAAGATGTAATTAAATGATAATTGATCTCTAGTTGTAAACTTCCGTACATGCTCAAACCATCTTTCACATAATTCATTTACCTCTTCACAGTTTTCTCTCATTAAGATTCCAGACTGTATTAAACCATTGTGATGAGGATATTTTTGTAAGTGATAAGTTAGCATCTGCATTTCTATCTGTTGTTTATCTCCTCTACTCTGAGCTATACAAACTTTTGCTTCATCATAGATGCAGTCTCTATGAGGATGCTTGATAACAGTTATCTTTTCTTTAAACTTTTCGTTCCACCACTCGTTGAGGTCACAATTTATTGTGAAACTTCCATCAATCCAGATTGAATACTTAAAATTTATTTCTTTATAAAAAAATATCTTATAGTATCTTGCTAATAGTCTTGGGTCTATGTCACGTGGCAATGGTATCTTTACTATCTCCCATACATTACTCTTAAAGTTTAAATTAGTGTAACACACATACCTCCATCCAGGAGTAACTATTGATGGCTCTTTTAAAGAATCGTATGAGCCAAAAATTGCCGTGTATATTATCTTGTCTTCCAATGATGTAAAAGTATACAAATAAATTAATTTTATCTTAAATAATTATTAACAATTTACTTCAAGTGATCCTTGCTTTGAATGCCTTCATTTAGTCTATAGTAATGAATGCCGTAAACTCCTTCCATTAAATATACTTTATAGCCATGCTTAAGCGCTCTATTACTATACCTATTATCTACGCTGAGAATATTTTTTGTTATTCCTTTTAGCTTCATCTTTTCTGTTACTTCGTCTGGAAAACCACCTATGGAAGCCCAGTCCTTTTTCTTGAATAACATTAAGTGACCACTAATGATGTGACCTAAATCTTTTATTGAGTCATACTTTTCTCTCTGAAGCTGTAATGCTATCTTACGATGATTTCTAATATCAGAGTCTTCTGAGATAACTTGGCTATGACATTGAGGTAGCGAACCAGATCTATTAGTAACGCAAGTAAATAAACCTACATTATCATTCTTATACTTCTCTATGATGTCTTTTAGCTGCTTGTCAAAGTTAGAAGTGAGTAGCATAAAGTCATAATCAGTGATACATATATAATCATCATCACTTAGAACTAACTTACAATATTGATTGCATTCATCTCCGTAATTTCCTGACGTGCTAAAAGGTGTGAAGTACCAGATTTTCATTTTACAAATATAAACTAAAAGACCTTAAAGTCTTTCAACTAAAAGGTCTTTTTATATAAGCAACTTTCTCAGATTATTCCAGTGTGCAATTCAGGAGTCTGGCTACTTAATAGCAATCGTGAAATTAACTTTACAAACTATCACTGGCGTCTCTTGCCACAAGCGTCTCATGATTTGCTCCATTGTCATCAACAATAGCGAGTCGTAAGTTATTTGTTGTCGCAAAGTCTATAAATGCTCCAAGAGTTACTGTCTGGTTAACTCTGAAAGACCCTCCAAACAACTCGGCATGTTGTTCTTGCAAAAGCTTGTTAGCTGCTGTTCCATCAACATCAGTGTCATTAGTTGCTCCTCCAACATGCTCACTAAGAATAGTACAGTTCTGACCTGGGATACGATCATGATCAACCATGTCTATATTGTAGTTCATATCTACTGAAAACATTGAGCCGCCGGATGACTTCCCTTGCGCCTTTCCTCCAAATTTAATTTTTTGAGCCATGATATTTAAGTTTTAGTTATTATCTATTGTTTTACAAATATAAAAAAAATATTGATAGCTTATTAAATAAAGTATTCTTTTGACTTTCCACCAATTTCTATTGTGTAGCGAATTGGAGCTCTGTTGATTGGTGAAGCTAGTTTAGGTAGCTCAAATCTTTTAGTTTTATCATTCCAAATAGATCCTTCAATATATTGCGTTGGGTGACACCTGCAGAAAATGTGGCATGGTGGGTACGTGGCCTTCCATTCAATTACTTTTCTTTTAATATTACTACCGTTAGCTTTTAATTGTTCGATAGTAAATATTCTTGGCTGACTATCTAAACCTCTCATCATATACAATTTCACGCAGCTTACACAAGCACCTTTATAAACTTGCATGTATACTTTCTTTCCACCTCTTTTTTCTATTGATGCTATTCTGCCCTCGCTCATAGCTAAATGTGAAATATATTCAATGCTTTTGTTGAAATTTCGCCCCCAATCACCGGTGAGTCTACCGAGTTCTCTTGCTATTTCGCCTGTTGTTTTATGATCTACTATTCCTTTTTCAACTTCTTTTCTTATTACTGCTTCATATGCGTCTCTGTTATTCTTCTCTTTACTTGAGATAACGTTATTAATATCATTAAAGATTCTACCTTGGCTTGCTTTAATATCCTTTAAACTCTGTTTCTTAATTGAATCTAAGGCATGTCGCTCAACTTCTGTCAATGAAATATGCTTACCTTTTTTAAAATAATTCTTTAACTCTTCGAACTTTATCTTGTTGGCATCACCTTTCAAAGCATCGCTTAGCAAGCCAAAGTGGAAAGACTGAGTTACTAAGTCTTTCTCATGATCATATAAGTTTGCTGGATTTATTCCTACAGAGACTAACTTATGCTTCTCCTCATCAGTTAAGTAGTTTTCGCCTAGAGACTTTCCTATGAAAATGTTCGTATTTGTTTCGATAACCTTGAGAAGGTCATTTATCTGTTGAACTGAGAAAAGCATTCATTATTTTTTATTCTCATGCTTTAAGAATGAAGACATTAACTTACTACCTTCATTACTTTTTAAATCTACTTGATGAGGTTCTTTAACTTCATGAGCTATCCTAATTGCAAAATTATGTTTGCTCTCATTTTTATTAGAAACTCTAGTAGTATTTGTAGAATCTTTATGTCTATAATTATTACCAGTAGGTGATGTAATTTCACTTTTAATCTTTTCAACTTTAGCCCCAAGTTCTTTTTCACTTTTCTCTTTCTCAGCCTTCTCTGTCTCATGTGCTTCAAAAACTTGAGCATATTTTTCAGGAGTGATGCCCTGTCTCTCATGATCACCACTTAACTGTTCATAATCACCTTTTTCTTTATCATTCAAGTTCATAGCATTTGCAATTCGTTTTGATTTATGTTCAGCTACTTTTCTTGAATGCAGTTTAGCTTGATCAAAATGATAATCCATATCTTCATTTGACAATATACCTTCTTTAGTTGCATCTAAAGCAGTAGAAAGTTTTTGATTATGAAATGATGCTTTTTGTCTATGATAATCTTCCATCATTTTATGATGATGCACCTTAGCTCCTGTTCCTTTCTGATAGCTCTCATGATATATATAGTTTCCATTTGCATCTTTTCTAAGATACTTGTGGCCAATTTTACTTCCCTTCATCAGATCTGGGTTATAGATCTTTTCGATCACGCTTGACTTTTCAAAGTCTGAGGTCTTTAAATTGTTGATCATTTTATTAGATTTTTCATTGTTTTTATTACAGAAAGTGTTTGTTCAGATAGATACAAATTTACTTCTTTTTTGAATGCGTCCTCAATTTCATTTACTATCTTGTAGCGAGGCTTGTCATGCTGTGCCTTAGTCAGTACTTTAGTTCCTTTTTTAAAAGCATCTGAATTTACAGGAATTGCCTTATAAATCCAGATGCCTTTTTCATTCTTAGTTGCTAACTGTGCGCCATTGCAACATAAAAATGATTCTTCATTCTTATTTGCTGTTTTTTTCACGAATTTCAATTGCCTCGCCTCTTAGTTCTTGGCAAAGTCCTTTAATTACCTGACAGCTTTTTCTTACTCTTGCAACACATGACTTATTGCCATCGATTGCTTTTTGCATATCAATTTTCATTGTTGCAATTTCTGCTTCCATTAATTCAATCTTTTTCATCTTGATTTGTTTTTAGTTAGTATTTTATTTTGAATAACAAATATAACAAAATACTTTAAATAAAAACTTTTTACTTATTAACAATTAGTCACACAGTATCTTATTAATCTCATCATTCAATGCTTTATTGATGAAAGGATTTTCCTTCTGCTGCTCATTTCCATACTCCTCGTCGGGATATTTTCCACCAGGTTCCGTTTCTCTCTGCTCTTGCTCCTGACCTTGATTCATCTGATCTTTCTGCATCTCCATCTGTTGAGCTTGTTGCTTCATGCTAACTAACAGTGGGTTCAAGATCTGATCTCCACCTTCTTCCTTAGAAACATCTTTTAGCTTATAACGGCGCCGGATTTCATTGAGTGACATGAAGTTCTGAAGTTTTTGAATATTCTCTTGTAATTCAATTCCAGGATCTTCTAAATTCATCCCTTCAAAAGAAAATTCATAGTCAGGATCTAATCTATTTAAGATATTTTTATTTATCTTAGATGCTATAAATCTTAATAATGGAAGTAAACCACGGTCTTTACTGTTTGATAACTTAGCTTCAGTTCCAGATTCAAACATTGGCTTTTGTTCGCTTCCGCCTGAAGTATTAAAGTTAATCTCCTCAGGTGACATCCTAAACACAGCGCACGTTATTTTCAATAAAAATTCGTAGTAACGAGAATATTCCATTTCACGATTATTTTGGCCCGTAGAAATAAAATCCATTTTCTCAGCTTCAATAATTGGTAGCTTATGAGCATTTCTAACACCAGCCATCTGACTTTGCCATTGAGTCTTAAATTCTTCTAACCTCGATGTATTTACATTGCCTGTAACTCTTAGAATGCCTTTTGGCGCACTTCCAACCTTGAAGAAGTTTGCATTATACTGATCAGCATTAAGTAAGTTAGTAACTGTTGAGATAAGATCTTCAAGTTCACTTCTACCGTATCCATTTGAATAGATGTCAGTGGAAGGATTTCTTACACACATAGCCATCTCCCATGGCATATAGTAGTTAATGATTCGATTCATATAAACCTGAACATAATAAGGTAGGTAGCCATCTACATACTCATCTTTATGTGCAGCTTTGTAGTCTTCATCTAGTTG